TGTTTCGAGTTCCTTAGTCCGTATCTTATCTCTTGCTCTAGCAGTTGGGCTATTATGATAGGCTTGTCCTTGATACTCTATCGCAATCTTTCTCTCGACAATCCCGATGTCAACCCACCGACTCTTCTGCATCCCAGAGATTCTAACACGGTGATTTCTTAGGGCCGTTGGATAGAGGAATCGGACATAATGCAGAAGTTTGTTCTGTTGCGGGGAAGAGGGCGGGAACCATCTGCGTCTGAACCTTCGTGACATAGGATGTCTAAGAACGGCGAGTTATATAAAGTGTGGTCAGACTTCCGAGACTACCTTTAAATAGTGGTAAGTTCCTACAATAGAGTAGAATGGTAGCAATAACTGTTTCTCCGACTACTGGCCCTATCGGGATGCAGGGTGTCCGTGTGACAGGTTCGGCCTTCACAAGTGGGGCCACAATCACTGCTTGCACTTACAATTCTGTTGCAACAGTAAATACTCTTGTAGGACAGACAGTTGCTTCAGACGGTAGTTTCACTGGCACACTCATAATCCCTGTAACGTCACCTGCGGGTAGTCACAACATCTCGGTCTCTACATCCACTCCTGCCACTGCTACAGTGGCATTCGTTCTCACTGCGTCAATCTATCCCGCAACTGCGGTTCACGCAATCTCTCTTGCAACTGGCACAGTAACAGCGACAGCCCTCTCTGCCGCAAGCGGAGACCTTGTTATTGCAGTAGTCGCTTGGCACGACACATCAGGAGCATATGTTTCCAGTATCACCGACAACACAGGTCTGAGTCTCTCTTGGGTTCCAAGAGGTCAGCCCATAACCAATGGCTCATGGATTATAACAGGTGTATTCCCAAGCATAGTCAAGACCTATGACCAATACAACATTCAGATATTCACAGCCATTGCTACTGGTGCAATCGTAAACAAGACTGTGACCGCGACTTTCTCAGCCGTTCCAACCGGAGAATGTGCTATCTCAGTAGTCGGTCTAGTTGATGTGGCCACTCCTGTATTCTACGATAGCAATCTCGGTCTGCCATCACCCTATGTAGTTGGCGGAAACAGTGCCGGAGCCACGACCTTCTCGGCAAAGATTTCCAACCGCAACGCGCCAGCACTCCTATTCGGAGCGATGTTGCTTACTCCTGATAACACAATAACAGTGGGAACAGGAATGACGGCAGTAGACGCTGTAGATGCGACAGACTTCTACCTAGCAACCGAGTGCGCGGTTGTCACAAATCCACAGGTTGACTTCCCAATAACAGGGTCAGCCACAACGACACTGAATGCGGCAGGTGCTTGGGTAGTGGTCGGATGCGTTGATGCTTATCTCCAACTCAACTCTAGTAACGCGCCTTGGGTAACTCAAGACATAGGCGCAGAGGTTCAGGGAGTCAACATCAAAGGCGGGGTAACGACTTACGCAACTGCCACAGAAACGGGAGTTGCCAAGTGGGAGAAGGAAGTGATTACTGCAAACCTTCCAACTCAAAAGGTCATCAATGACAGAAGTGGCGGTATCACAGGAACGACCACTGCTGGCACTACATCAACAGTGTTGACTGATACTAATCTAGGAGCGACTGTGAATGCTCTAGTAGGACAGACTCTCACTTACACCAGTGGGAACGCCTATGGCCAGAGTAGGGTAATCGCATCGAACACAGCAACCACTATAACTACCAGTCCTGCATTCGCACCTGCGCCAGCAACCAGTGGAGAGACGTTTACTGTGTCTCCCTCACTGATACAAACCGACACATCCAATGTCGAGTCCATCATAGGACAGGGCGGAGAAACGGCCAAATGGGAGACGAGCCAGACTACGGTAGCACCATAAAGGCTAGTTACTAAACTGTATCCAGTCTCTTTGCAAGCATCTTTGCCATCACAACAGGGTCTTCAGGATAGGTTCCCTCTGGCATCATAATGGCAAGTGCCTTCCCCTTATGCACGATATGGGCCATTCCCTTCGTAATGGTTATCATAGACCCCTCTTCGGACTCCCAATGGCCTAGAATGGCCTCTTTCTTCATCTCTTTTACCTCTTTCCAAGACACATCCAACCCTTAGTTTTGAGGCTATTTAAGGGTTCAGGACAGGGCGAAAGGGTCAAAATACGGGGCTTTTGGGCTTCTAACTTCCTTGCCAGATTTGGAATCGGGCCTCTTGAGAGCCATTGTCTCCAACTATGAAGACATACTTCCCTGTTATGGAGATAGCAAGGCCAACATCACTCGCAAGTATACCGCTAGTGTTGATTGTGTGAATGAGAGCACCTTTGCTAGAGACGTAGTAGTTGTCGTTTCCATCGGCCCAGACCTGTATCGTTCCACCCGCGCTCTGGCAGACATTAGGCCCAAGACCTAAATTGTAGGGACTGCCACCAGAATACAGAGTTGACTTACTTGTTCCATCGAACTTGCAAGTCACTAACCTATCGTTACCCGTCCCATTCTCAATGAATGTCACCCATCCGTTAGTTTCGTCAATGGACGCGGCAGTAACATTGATAGGATTGGTCATACCTGCTCCATCAACCACTACATCATGAACCTTTGTGTAAGTGGTGAAGGTTCCATCTTTAGTGCCAGCAGTTAGAGACGCTCCATTAAGCAACAGAATTACGTTGTGGGAAGGACTGTCATAGCCTATTTCAGAACTGTCTTCCAGAATCTTGATGCCAACGAACTCTTCAGCCATATCTCTACTATGAGGAAACGACTATTTAAGGCTGTCTGTATTCAGCCAACTCGCCAACCTTCCTTTCAGAAGGAACGCGACCTTCGGCCAGAGGTGCAAGAATGAGGGCTAGGTCATTTACCTTACCCCCGACTTCCTGAAGTTTGGTCAGAAGGACGGTATCGTGCTTGGCGTTAGCCATCGTTATGAGCATTAGGATGGCCGTCTGAAGAGCCTTGGTGTTGTTGATGGCTAGGTCTATCTGCTTTTCCTCTATCATCTTCTTTATCTGCTCAATCCGCTTCTCGAAGACCTGAATGGGGTCTTCCGGTATTAGTGGGATTGTGTGAATCTGCGAAGGATGATACTTTGGTTCGGGGTTTATACCTTCCTCTGGTATCAGCGTGACCGTTCCCCGGCCTTGTTCATCGTGGAATACCTCTTGATTGGCCATATCTAGAACCTATACCGTCAGGGTTATTAAAGATTCTGGATTAGCCGCATCGTCCATACCCACAGTTGAAACAAGTGACGCATCCGTTGTAATGCACCAAAGTAGGTTCGTGACAGGTCGGACATTCTTCTCCATGTGCAACAAAGAAACTCATGTTTGTAAGCACCCTATGGCGCGTGGGTGTTATAAGTGTTGTTGTTGCTAAAGGTCTGAAAGGTCAGCCAAACACAATCAGTGCAAGACCAAGAGCCATCCTCAGTGCTCTTCCTATCTGCCAGTAGTCGTTGTCCTTCACACCATTGCCATACAGATACCAATAGATGATGTTGGCTCCACCTTCCAAGGCAATGAAGGAACCTATCGCCTTAATCCAAATCATATCCTACATCGTGTTATGGCTTCTGGATAGGTGATGACGGGCGCATATCTAGCAGTGATGACAACATCGAGTGAGTCGAAAATTGGTTGTGGCCAGACATCCATATAGATGAGTTGCCTCTTGGTGACTAAGTATCCTACAGGAGCGTAGCAGTTGTCGAAAGCCGTCTGAACGACATAGGCCGCTTTCGGGTTAATCATTGGACTTCTGAGAATCTTGATGGCCTTGTTTCCGTATCCCGGCACTTTGTCGTTCATAAGGACAACGTGCCTATCTGGGTTGACATACCTAAGAACCTTGTCGAGATGTGGATACCTGTGTGGGAGCCAACTGAAACTCTTCTTGCTGGCCACTTCAAAGACCGTTGCGATGTCTTGGTCTATGGCATTGGCAGTGTGCAATGCGGCTCTCCTGAATTGGTCTTCTACAATGTTGCAGATGCCGTCTTCGAGTATCTCTCTAGAAAGCCGAACTCTCATTCCAATCTTATAGGGCGTAATGGTGATGAGGTCGTAAGGTTTGAAGTCCATCAAAATCCCGTTTCCATCAACAGTTTGACCTATCAGCGCATTAGCCCTTGCTCCTTGCTGTTTAGGAATGGTGACTGTTGACCCTACTCTGATGAAGAAATCCTGAAGAATCTGCTTTATCTCTAGTTTCGGCATTATGAGTTCCACAAACCGTTTGGTCAGTTCGGGGTAGAACAGAGCAGGAGACGGAATAGACGGAACCGGAACTCCATGTTCTCTGGCTTGTTCTGCTATCACATCTGGTTGAGGCGGAGCACTTGGCACGCCCCCAAGATACCCATACTCTTGGAACTTATTCAAAGCCCCCATCAGTTCGCCCCAATAGGCTGGAAAGGCTGACTCCGCTTCTTTGTGTGGGTATCCCTCTGCTGGATGCGGCTCTTCAGTCACTTGGAATCACCATACAACAGAAGTAGAAAGGATACTGAGGGTCAATGTAGAAAGGCGTGAAGGGTTGTGGCGGATAGTAGGGTTCTGGCCAGTAAGGATGTTCATCAGGAACTAGGATGTATCCGGCTCCATTACAAGCGTGACAGGTCTTTCTTGGGTCTGTGCTTGTTGTCATTCCTATGACGGGAATCGTCCCTTCGCCATGACAAACAGGACATATTTCGGAGTGCATCACCTTTTCTATAGAAGCCTAGTTTATAAACATTCTTAAGGAAGGAGATTCAACCCTATGGTATGATGTGGTATTCCCTGTCTTTGGGCATCTTCGCTTTGGGGCTTCTCATGGGTTGCTTCCCCATCCTCTGGCTCATTGCCGATGCTCTAGGTTGGGGTCTCTTCATTCGCTATTTTCAACGGCACAAAGTCTGGGGTCTGGACTAATCCTTAAATAGTGTGCTCTTCTTATTACACTGTGAGCCAAACCGAAGCCGCCCTACGGATAATTGGCGAAGGCGAGAAAGTCGGCATACGGCTCAGACTATTCGGCGGTGTTGCATTCAAAGTTCTTTGTCCTAGTGCCAACAAGCCGCCTCTCTACAGAACGAACAGAGACCTAGACTTCATGGCCAGAAGGGAGAACTTCAAGAAGGTGGACACGCTTCTGAGGTCTTTAGGCTATCAGCCGAGAAAGGTTTTCAATGCGCTCAATGCAGGAGAGCGTGCCATCTACAGCAACAACGACAAGGTGGACATCTTCTACGACACATTCAGAATGTGCCACACTTTCAATTTCAGGGATAGCCTCTTGCCCAACGCTTATACCCTGCCCTTGACCGACCTCATTATCACCAAACTACAGGTGATAGAAATCACGGAAGCCGAACTCAAAGACTTGAGCGCGGCCTTTGAGGACTTCGATTTCAGTAAGGACGGTATTGATGGTATGAGGATAATAGAGATGTGCAGAAAGGATTGGGGTCTGTTTGCTACGTTCACAAGGAGCCTCACCACCATAAACGCCTACCATCCCAACCCCAAGGTCGTCAAGTTAAAGGAGATGATAGAGAACGCGCCCAAGAGCATAGGTTGGAAGATGAGGTCGAAGATAGGGGAGAAGGCCAAATGGTATGAGGAGCCAGAGTCTGTTTAAGAAGAATCGTGCCAGATAAGGGCCGGATAGCCCTTTTGTCATTCGGTCATTAGCCGTCATCTGGACGGCGACTGGCAACATACCTATGAACAAGAGGCTATTTAAGCCTTACTACACTGTTTTGGATACATTGGATACTATCTACTGTATGGCTCCCATTCTGCCTTTCGGGTGTTTGTGGCCTTGACACATCCTCTAGGGCATCGAGATACTCGCGTCCTAAAGGGGTGGTGGCACGCAGAGAGTTTGCCGGGTCTGTCTCCGCCACCGTGACAGTGCCTCACTCGTAGAGGGTATCCACATACTGGACATTTTTGCTTCATTAATTAGGCATTGAATGAAGTCACAGCATACAGTAGGAATCCGGGCTTAATAAAGGTTGAGGAAGAGGGCGGTCAGCGACCTACCTTCTTCCCATAGTCTCCGACTATCTTTCTGATTTCGTTGAGAAGGGTGTTTATCTCAATAAGTTCTTGATGTGTCGAACTTATCATCTGGTTCGCCAACAGAATCCGATTGGATGGCTGTTGGGTCACTTTTCCACAAGCCTCTCCCTCTTTATCTTGTGGGAAACCCTTTATCTCATTCAGAAGTTGTTTGGTGTAGGTAGTTGTTCCTCTAGCATAGCCATAGAGGGCAGAGAGGCTAGTCTCCAATGTTGTGAGGTCTGTTTCGGAGATTTCAGTTGTTTGTGCTTTTCCATATGGTGTTGCCATTGCGACAAGAGGGTAGATTCGAGCCTATTTAAAGATTAGTATCTCAGACTGAATGGGCCTTTCGGCTTCTTACAGTAGAAGCAGTGACTACCCACGCCCATACAACTCTCTTCCCAATGGTGCTGGCCATCGGGAGAGAAAGGACAAATATCAGGAAGGCACATCCTTGTCCTCACTTACACAGTTCGGAGCAAGGGCCAGAAGAAGGTGGGCTTGTTGGTCGGTGATTTCAGAGACGAACTCCACATGGAAATACTTTGAACTGAGAGGGGTGTGCGCCGGGTCGGTGATGTAATAGCCGCCTTCATCAGGGTTGCTCCAATACCAGAGTTTCTTCATACCAAGAGCATCGAGTCTAGGGTTAATAAAGATTCTGGGAAGGGGTGGTAGTCAGGTTCTTTGCAAGTCCCAATAGTCTGAACCGAGACTTCGGGGTGTGCTTTAACCACCATCCCACCAACCCCATGTTCATTAGGCTATATAAAGTTTAGGGAGATTTTCCAGTGTGCAGGGCTTGGAGTGGGACGCGCCCATCCGAACCTGTCCGACCCCATCCGATGTCATCCGACTCTGAAAAGTAGAGGAGCACCCAAAAGCAGGGGTCGTCTTCCAGATGTGCAATCGCACACCGGGCATTTCGGCTTTATTGCTTGTTTGGCCTACTTGCTCCTACCTTGGGCGACAACGGGTGTCCTCTCAGACTTTATAAGGATTTTGTCCGACTCCAAGGGACTCCTACCCCTATTAGTTGCTCATACCCCTATTAGTGTTCAGTGAGGGGTATACCCCACCCTATACCCTATACCCTTACTTCCAAGTGATGGTGAAAGGCTGTGGCCCGAACTTTCTATCTAGGAAGAGTTTGGCGTTACAAACTCGACACGCTATTTCTAGGTCTGAGAGGTCTACCTTCCCTTGAAGAATGTGCTCCCATAGGTTCCGATTGTGGTCTCCGCCTCTCTCCATGTGGGTGGTATGAAGATGGTTGAACTCTAGCACGTTTACATTGTCGCATCCACAATGGACGCACTTTGGGACTTCCAAGCCAGTCCACTTATCCAACCCACCTGCTACAACCACTTGCATAGCCTTTAACTTCTTAGCGCGATATTGAACACTAAAGTAGACTTTCTGTGCTTCAGTAAGAGGACACTTTGCGGCCACTCCTTTTGGCGGTCTTCCCATGCCTTCTAGTAAGGTGGCTTTCTATTTAAGGATTTACCAATGTGCAGAACCCAGAGTAGGGAGCCATCATTCGATTCTCTATGTGGAGAAACCTGTTGTGTTTGTGACTTGTGCTATCCTGCGGAAGCCTACCCCTACCCTTATAGGGGTGTCACCAATAGAATGCTTACTGCCTATATAAAGGTTCGAGTGGAAACACTGGCCGACTATATATAGGTTGGGAGCAGGCTTTATATAGACCTCAGAACTAGGGGTCGGGACGGGCTTGAACCTTTATATAGTCCTCAGTCGGGAGCCTTGCCGCCGGAGCCTCTGCTATATAAAGGCTGGCATTCAGGGGTCGCCCGTTTGCAGTGGAAACGTAGGTCTTTATATAGCACCCCCACCGCTTCCACTGGAAACGAACCTGTTAGGGGTTTTCATTCTCGGCTCCCAGACGGGCCGCGTCTCATGGTGTCCCTTATAGCGACTGTGCGACTCGGTGAAACCTAATCAGGGGATTCTATGTGGGACTACCCCTAGTTCATGTAAGGGATATACCATATACCCCCTCACTCCTGCAAGATTTACCAAGTTAGAAGAGGCTGTTATGAGGACGGGTTTACATCCCCCGCACAGACCCCGAACAGACCCACTGCTGGCAAGTTTGCATCGGCTCCATCGGAAGTGGTTATGTCCTATATAAAGTTCTTAGAGGGATGAGGGGAGCGCGGGGAGAGGGGAGTTGTGGAAAAGGACAACAAGGGATATATGGTATACCCCCCTACCCAGAGACTAATGTTTGAACAAAACCAAAGCGTAGACGAAGCCACCGCACTGAAGGGCGACATTGTTTCAGCCCTCTCTCTCAGTGGCACAGAATCGGTCTATGTGACTGGCCGCGACTCCAATGGGGCCAAGCCAATGGCATGGGCCAACGTGGAGAGCCTTGACAAACGCACCCTTCCTAAGTTGGAGAAACTAGGATGGGAGTTAGTCACAGCAGGGGCCAAGAAGAGGAAGGTCTGCCTAGTCCTTCAGTTCAACGGAGTCCCGACCTAGACATGACACAATTCCCACACATCTTAGTGGCAGTTCGTGAGTTGGGCATTCGCATCGGTGGCCCTACCTCAGTCCGAAGAGAGGCAATCGTGGACGTAGGCAACGCACACAGCATAGCAGAGGCAGAGACCAAGGCCAAGGTCAGGGCCGCAAAGAAGTGGAAGACAAACGTGGTTTGCATCGAAATCAGCGAGACCCGTCTAGCAGTCCCACCTGAACCCGTAGTCCTCTACGACTCAAGCAAGGCCGACAAGGTAGACGAAGCCTATTCGCTGGCATTCTCAAGGGGCATCCGACTTCCAGCAACCTACCAGTTCGACGCAACCGCGCCAACCTTTAGGAGCGTCTAGAGACTTGGCACACTTCCGCGCAAGCATCAGAGGAATGCGGGGCGAAGCGTCTAGACTTGGGAGCGAAGCATCAGCAATTCAAGCCTCAGTCAATGGGTGGGACTTGGGTATTTTCGTTGAGGGCTATTACGACAAAGAGAAGCAAACGGATACCTTCGTTGTGCATCTAACAGGTGGAAGCAACAGAGGCTTTACCAGTGTCGAAATAGGTCGGTTCACCCAAGCCGACTTAGAGCAAAGGAGAAAGGCTTAGACTTGTTAGCCGCATATTACAAGACTAAGAAGGACTTGAAGGCCGCAGTGGGTCACTCACTCAACTACGGAGAGACTTCGCTATTCGGGGCCGAGTTCAAGGCAGACGGCCAATTCTGCGTAGTGGGGCCAAGCGAGTATCAGCGCAAATGGTTCGCAACCGTGACCATGAAAAACAGTCTCATCGAGAAGGTCTCCTAGACTTGACTTCAGAAGACTTCAAGACTTCAGACTCGTATCAGACCTTCCAAGAGGCACTTCGAGATTTGAAGTCAGCCTACGAGTCCATGATTAACACGGCCCAATACCAATCCACCGAAGTCTGCAATCTCATTCTCAACTTGGCTCCCGCAGTCAAAGCAATCCAGAACGCCCTAGACGAGATTGACATCGAAGGGCAGTGGGACAAAGGGAGCGAATAGACTTGGTTAGCAAGACCTTCTGTAAGAAGAGCATGAAGACGCGCAACGGAACCCTCATCACTTTCGAGTATGAGGACGGAGAGATAGACAGGGCCAACGTGATAATGACCTTCCCATGTGGTCTTCAAGCCACTTACAAATTGACTCAGACTTCTCGGAGTTGGGCCTAGACTTGCCAACCTATTGGCCCGTTCCAGACGAACTAATGACCGAGATACTTCAGGAAGTGGACTTCCTCACAATTAGGAAACTCACCAAGTTGGAACCCATCAAACCAAATTGTGCTGGCGAACTTCAGAAGGGATATGAAGTGGTTTGCTCGATTCATGGCGAACTTCTTTCTACTGGCGATTGGATTCTTTCAGTGGACACAGCACACCGACATTGGGAAACTAAACACAAACCACTTGGATTGGCTCATAGACCAGAGAAAATCCTACAGATTTTGGAGTTCGAGTAGACTTGAGACTTCCAGACCTTCCCATTAACTTCATCCTTGAAGAGATTGCAGAGACGAAGGACGGCCTCACCTTCAAACAGGTCTCGAAGGAAGAGGAAGACAACTTCAAGAATGCAAAGCAAGCACTCAAGAATTACGAAGATTGGGCTTTACTTTGTTAGGAGATAGGATTCAGCCTTTGTCTTCAAGTCCTTATCTTCAAGCATTCGGATTCCCGTATTACATTGCCCACACAGCAACCCCCGAACTATCACAGGGTCAGACCCATGAACGTGGTCTACAGCATAACCGTTCTTCGCTCTTGTCAAGACCTTCCCGCAGATTTTACAAAGTCCTTTCTGTCTCTCCCACATTGCATTCAACTCTTCGAGAGTCAGACCGTAAAGCACCTTCAACTTATGGGTTAACATCTTCTCTTTTCCCCCTCTCATGTAATAGTAAAGGGCTTTTGTATTTGAAACACTCTCCTTATGAGAACCGTTCCACTGTCTCATATACGCATTGTGACTCTCCTTATCTCGGTGTGGCATCACTTTATAAGGGACTACCCCAACTTATAAAGATTCTCGTAGTCCCAAAGGCGATTCTCGCGTGACTTCACTTCAAGTGGGTCTAATCGTGGCAGGAGTCTTCATTATGCTTGCAGTCTTCGCCATCCTAACCACATGGAGAGTTTGGCCTTGAGGTCAGACCCCTTCAGACGCAAGCGCATTTCAGTCTTCGGGGAATGCCCTCAGACTTTCGGGTTTGAGGTCGTGACCCACCCTTTGGCAAGTCCCACCACCTTGGGAGAGACCAATTACGCAACGAATGAAGTTCGGCTCAATGCGATGCGAATAGCAGAACTTGGGGCCAAGGCAAACCGAAGATTCCCTAACGAGTTTCCACTTGACGAGACCGTGATGGACATTCTAAGCGGGGTCTCAATTCATGAACTGATTCATCAGGTCGAGAGGATAGGTCACACACAAAAGGACAAGTGGAGTCTAGCAGACTTTGAGCGTGTGCAGTTGGAGATGGGTCACGTTTCCGTCTTCAAATTGCGCTACTCCTTCCACAAACCCAAGCGGAAGGTTCATCAAATCGTGACTATTGACTGTGACAATCTTAGCGCAGACAACGCAACGGAAAACCGACAGCAATATATACACACGCGGAGAGTCTAGAGCCTCATGGAATCTGATAGCCTAACGCAGACGAAGAGACGACCACCCTACATGAGAAGGGGTCTGAAGAGGTCAGACGTAGTGGGGCATGGAGAGACGATTCCAGCAGTCCTTCAAGTCTCAGGTGGATGCGGGTCAGGTGACTCCGTTGAGGTCTACCTTGGAGATGCCTACGTTTGGATTGACTTAGACAAGCGCACCTTCTACATTGGGAGATATGCCAAGTGACAGACGAAGACGTTTGTAAGCAGTGCGGGGCAATCTACGAGCCAGATGGAAGTTATGACCTTGACCTTAAACGGTCTGCCTTGGACGTTGATACCCCAGACATCTACTTAGGCGATTCAATGGCCTTATGCCCTTCGTGTAAAAAGGAACTACGCCAACTATTCCAAGCATGGTTAGAGAACGATTCGGGTCTCAGGTCTCTAATGGGATGTATAGCAGGATGGCAAATCCAAGGACACGAAGCGAGAACGCTCCAAGACCTACTTGAAAATTGGCGAATGACTTGGGAACAGAAGCGTATAGCGTGGGAACAGAGGCCCAAAGCATGACCCCGACCTTAGACGACTTCATGACTGAGACAGAGCCAGCAACCCCTACAGTTCACAGACTTGGGGCCAAGTGGACGGTTGACCCAAAGCAACGGACTGAGACGGATTGGACTCCCTACTTGGAACAGAAACTTCTGGTCTCACTTGAGTTAGAGTATAACTTCAAGGAAGGCGTAGAGACAATAACTAAGGACGAGTTCGGCAGAGAACAGAGGCATAACACATTCGACTCTGTAGCAAGAGAAGAGGTCGGGGTTAGTGAAGGTGACTTTGCGTCTTGTCCAGTGTGCGGAGATTCAGGATGCTGGAAGTGCGACCCACCGAAGACCATTAGAATTGTGAAGGCTGACTGCACGATTAAGGGAAGAGAGTTCATTGTTATCGGGTCTCCAATCCCAAGCGAAGAGTTCGTAAAGCGTCTCCCACTGGCGAACATCAGAAAATACTTCGAGCCATGCTATATGGATTCGATGCACAGCCACGTTCTGATTCCAAGCCACAATGAGAAGATTCCAGTTTCAATCGGTCAGAATATGTGGCAACTCTTCAGAGTCTACTACCCTGCATGGGCCTACATATTCGGCAATCGGAAGGGAAGCATCATAAGGGGTAATTGGGCAACTTGGCACGACTATGATGAGGACGCAAGCGACTTCGATTATTGGTGGAATAGCGGCAATGAAAACATTGACAAAGAAAGCACACCGACAATAGCCAGACGATACAAGCATGGTCTAACCTTTGCTTCATGCTATGTAGACGAAGATAAGAAGGTCTTCAATCATTTTGACGTTGAGATTCGACAGACAGACGCAAGCCAAGACCCAGAGCAAATCGTGGCCGCAAGGTCACTGAGCAAGGCATTAGTTCTGAAAAGCGCACAACTGGCAACGAAGGGCGTTATCAACATTCCTGAAGACAGGTGGACGGAAATCGAGCCAATAATAAGGGACATCAATCGCTCGAACAGTTCTGGACTTTTCACGGACTTGGACTTGAAACTTGAACAGAGACAGGGAGCCAAGATGAGAGCAATGGCTAAGGAGTTCTACAAAGACATGAGAGACCTACTCACGCCTTACGAGAGACAGTGCGTGAAGCGTTGCGTTCTGAATCCAATTCGGAAGAGGCATCCGAATCATGCAGGATACTACGGAGAGGACTAGATTGACAGACACGCTCAAGGTTCCGAGCAACTTCACTGAAGTTCTGATGGCCTTGATTTTCCCTTACTACACGCCAAAGCCGATTGAAGAACTTTTGGAACTAGAATCTAGCCCAGACTTGTCAACCGATGTTGACCTTCTGTTAACAGAAGACAATCACCTAACCTATATCCCCTCAAGTGGTGGGGTCGCTTAATGGCACGACAAAATCATGTTACTAAACTATTAAACTTATAAGTGTGGTAATAGACCACGACAACCACAAAGCGGCAAAAATTGCTCCCCAAGCCAATGTCTGAGTTAACGGAAGAACAATGGCGATTCCTAGCGGAGCGATTAGACAAACCCTCACCACGTGCGATGCAGGAGCGGGTTGAAAGAGCCATCTCTAACGCAAAAGAATTCCGAAAGAGAGTCAGGAAGAGCGTTCAAGTGACCGAAGAGATGCCCTTAAAACTCAAGGAGAACGAAGGTAAAGAGTTCGTGGTCTCGATTGCTGTGAGCCGAAATCGCCTCATCGAGTTCTTGAAAAAGGACACGGTTTCACAAGGCGTTCTCGGAGTCCGAAGGATTGAAGACC